TTATTTTTTACCATATTTAGTTTTCTCTAACAAGTCGTTATTTTTTTCATCCCTCGCGTCCTGTACAGTTAGTTCTTCTTGAGTCAGCTCGAGATATTCACGTCACGCCCTGATGATACTTTCACCCCTGACTTCTGCCCAGACGATTTCATGGGGGATTTCCAGGTCATCATCGGAAAGGTTATCGGTAAGCGGCAAGTATCCGTCATAAGGAACGACGACAAAGGCCGATTGGCCGTTTTGTGCCTTTATGATCTGATTTCAATGCCGAAGTATTCTCAATTCTGCCCCAATGGGCGAGCATTTGATGGAATTCCCAACCGCTATCAAAGGCAATAATCGAATGAATCTGCGCGTCACGTTCGTTCTGGATGTCCAATAGCTGGTGGGAAATCAGGAGGTATTTTGATTTCTGTCATGAAGGTGTGATAGCTGCACCGAAAAACCTGATCTACAAGCTCATCAGCAGTGGATAAATCACGAATATCTGATTAGGTGAGTTTTTTTGAGTCCATACCCCCCTTTTTCATGCTAAAATTTTATTTTATTTTTTGGTGTATTTGCTTTCGACTGGTTCATTTTCCTATTGCCAAAAATATACTTTACCGGTTTTTCACCTATAAGAAATCACTCTGGAGTGTGTTTCTTCATGGATATAGACTCAATCCTCAGCAGAGTTAAGGATTATCTTAAATCTAAAAAATGACAAGGATATCAATAAGTTACTAGGGATTAGTGCTAATGATTGTAGCAACCGGAAAAGAAGAAAAACTTTGCTTCCGGTGATAATCGAATGGGCAACAAGCGAAAAAGTGAGTTTAGATTGGATTGTCTACGGAGAGAAAAAACAGAACCCAGAGGATTCAAAATCAACGCTCTCTTCCGAGCATCTACTTTTAGTCAGCACATATGATGCAGCAGAGGAATCAATCAAGGAAGCTGCGTTAACAATGCTCAAGAATTCTGCGGAAAAGTCAAAAAACACCGATCGGAAAGGTTAAGTCTGTCCAAAACTGAAATTTAGGTAGAGTTAAGGCGGCTGGAGGGGGGAGAAGATATTAACAGATAACAGCAGGAACTATATATCACGGCAAAAAGGAAATTAAGAAAAGAGGATAAAAACCTAAAATCACAAAGGTTAATTTAGAATCTCCTGTAAGAAGAAGTATTAATCAAAGGGCTGATTTCAAGCATATTACTTTTTTGTGGGAATGCCCCACAAATGAGCAGGAGGAAACAACCTGTGGAAAATTGGGAACAAGCATTAGCTTCAAGAAATGACTTAGACGTATATGGCGACAATGCTCTTGGACTATTCGCTCTTGCATTAAAATATCAAATCGACGACTTGCATAGCGTAGCTGCAGAGGCACTCACCGATGGGAGTGATGACAAAAAATGCGATATCCTCCACATCGATTTGGAGGAAGAACTCGCTATAGTGGCCCAATGCTATAAGTGCTCAAAGCAGAAACCGTCTGCGCCAGCAAACAAGGCAAGTGACCTCAACACTGCTATTGGATGGCTGTTACAACGTCCCTTGAAGGATCTGCCAATTAGATTAAGACAGCTTGCCCAGGAGCTACGAGCTGCAATCGAAAATGGGCAAATTCGACAGCTTCAGTTTTGGTATATTCACAACCTTCCTGAATCCAATAATGTCAGAAATGAATTAAAGACTGTAGAAGCAAGTGCTAAAGCAGCTTTGACAAGCATGACTAATGCCGGGAAAATTCAGGTTTCAGCCCATGAGGTCGGAAGAGAGCATCTCAAAGAGTGGTATAGCGATACTCTGTCGCCCATCCTTGTTTCCGATACTGTCGAAATCGAAATCGAGGGTGGTTTTGAGGTAAAAGGTGATAATTGGCGCGCCTATGTTGCTCCAATACCAGCTCGCGTTCTAAGCAGTTTGTATAAAAAACATAAATCAAAACTCTTTTCTGCAAATGTCCGTGACTATCTCGGTTCCCGTAGAAGCGACGCAAATATAAACAATGGGATTAAAAAGTCAGCTGAAGCCAGTCCAGGTGATTTTTGGGTATATAACAATGGCATAACTGTCCTAGTCAACAGCTATAACCTGGTTGAAAAGAATAAAAAAGTAAAACTTGAAATTAAGGGAATATCGATTGTTAACGGAGCTCAAACCACTGGTGCCATTGGCTCCTTAAGTAAACGACCTGATCATAAAGCCATGGTTCCTGCTCGTTTTGTCCAGGCACCTGACCCAGAACTTGTGAGAAATGTTATTCAATTCAACAACAGCCAAAATAAAATAACGGCATCAGATTTTAGAAGCACCGACAGGATCCAAAAAAGACTTAAAGAGCAAATCGCACAAATTCCCGATGCAGAATATGAAGGTGGCCGCCGAGGTGGCCATTCTGACGTGATATCAAGAAACAAGAAACTTTTGCCTTCATACACCGTTGGTCAAGCGCTTGCTTCGTTCCATGGTGATCCCGTTGTTGCATATAACCAAAAGTCGAATATCTGGGTGTCTGATACGCTTTATGCACGGTATTTCCCGGAGGACATAACAGGATCTCACGTTGTTTTTGCATATTCTTTACTTCGATCCGTCGAAGAAGAAAAGAAGGAATTAGTCGCCAAATTTAAAGCAAAACCCAATTCATTAACCAGTCAAGAAGAAACTCTGCTTGAATATTTTAGACATCGAGGCTCTACCTACTTGCTGGTATCGGCAATCGCTGGTTCTCTGGAAACGATAATTGGTCATAAGATACCAAATCGATTTAAGACCTCATTTGATGACAAGACATCACCTGCTAAGGGTTCTGGTTACTGGTCCCAAATAGTTAAAGTTACCTCCCCGTTTTCACCTCAGTTGTCGGAGGCATTTTCTGACGGGCTCAAGAACTCAGAGAAGGTGAGCACAGCACAAAATACTTTCAGAAGTTTAGTACAAGCCACCTCGACAGCCAATAGCTCGGTGTTTGAAAAGTTTCAAAAATTCGTATCAATAAGCAAAAAGTAACCTCTAACAAGCGGACGGAAATGAAAAAGTAGAATTGAAACGCCGCGTCGCCACCGGTTATCCGACAACTAGCAGTAAAGGAGGGCATAGTGCCAGATCCAGGAACAATCACGACAGTGAGTGGTGCTGCCATTGCGGCATACTTATCCAAAGACGGCTTAGCAAAACTCCTTGGCCCAACTGCAGAATATCTAGGTGGTGAGCTTAAAGAATTGGTTCAAAAGAGCCAGCAAAATGTGGCTCGTGTTTTCTCTAAAGCAGAAAGAAAATGTGGGGGAAAATTAAATCAACCTGGAAAAGTAAATCCTAGAGTTTTCAAGAGTATCTACGATGAAGCCCGTTTTTGTGAAAACGAACTTTTAGCTGAATATTTTGGAGGGGTATTAGCTTCCTCAAAAACACCCGATGGTAAAGATGATAGAGGTGTTTACTTTTCAGACATTGTGAAGAGTTCATCATCATTTCAAATTAGGCTACACTACCTTTTCTACTACATCATGTGGCACCTTGCCAAAGGCAAACCACTTGACCTTAATACCTATGAGGGGCGATCAAAATTAGACATAATTGTGCCGGTATCTGTCTATGCAACAACATTTAATCTATTGCCTGGCCCAGAAGAAATTCAGATTATTGCACATTCTCTATCAGGACTTTCTAGGGGAGGTTTAATAGACGATGGATGGCAGTTCACTGACCCAAAAAATTTAAAGAAAAAAAACATAGATACAAATGAGCAATCATTTTCAATTTCACCAACAATCACAGGTCTCGAACTATTTTTATGGGTTCACGGAAAAGGGGATAAAACCTTAAATAGTTTCTTAGATCCAAATTTAGTTGAAGGGCCTGACATTGAAATACACTGTCTAGACCGGGCAAAATTGAAAAATGAGTAACCTTTTTAACAGAAATAATAAACGTAAGAATAAAAAGTTAGCTGCAAATACGAAGAGAAAAACCTAAATAGCGATGATCGGCAGACACCTCGCCGCTACCTATTATCATGAAGCGATTAGACCCAATAAGGAAATCAACAATGGTTACAGAGGACTAAAGGCAGCCTGGGATGTTGCCAAAGCACTCAAAATTGCAACTGACGCCATTGATGATTCTCACATCAAATTGCAAATGGCCGAACTAATCAGCGCGCTTGCTAATGCCAAAATTGAAGCAGCAGAAAATACAGAAAAAATTTCTGGACTCCAGCGACAGCTAAGCAGCAAATCATCATTTTTTTTTGATGGAAAGAAATATTATAAAAAAACAGAGAATGGGGAAAACGAAGGTCCATTTTGCCTAACTTGTTACGATCTCTCATCGAAAGAAATTAGGCTTCAATACACAAAAGGGGCAACTTTTGGCGACTGGCACTGCAGGGCATGCAACGGTTCATTTCAATCATAAAAAACACCTAATCACCGGACCAAGCAAATAGAAGACACGGACACGAGAAATTTAATCTTGTAGATAATTGCAAAAGCTACCGTGAAGCGATAAAAAGGCACAAAAAACGGGCACTAGAAATTCATCTAAGTGCCCGTTATTGTTATTGGAGCGGGAAACGGGATTCGAACCCGCGACTCTCAGCTTGGGAAGCTATTAAGACCATTTCTATTTTCTCTTCACTTTTCAAACCCTTCTGATATTATCCCTGTAATTTCAACCACTTGCATGTTTTCTTTCATGTATTTTCTATAGTTTTCCTTTGGTAGTTTTTGGGTTAAGCCTGATGCAAAAGCTACCGTGAGAGCTACCGTGTTTTCAGGGGTATATCTTGTGAGATTGACGGATCGAAAAATTACCGGTTTGAAGCCTAAAAAGTATGAATATGACCTCCGCGAAAAAGACGGGTTTATCCTCAGGGTCTACCCTTCTGGCCGCAAGGTTTTTCAATTTGTTTTCAGACAAGAGGGAAAGGAAAGACGGGTTTCCATTGGTGAATATCCCGTTGTCTATTCGCTGAAAAGTGCCCGTGAAAAACATGCTGAACTCTATGCCCTCTTAAAGCGTGGTGCGAGCTATGAGGAAGTCAGCGGCCAGGAATCGGAAGTCGGCACAGTTTCCAAGCTGGCTGAAAGATACCTTGAGGAATATTCAAAGGTCAATAACACAGAACGGGCTTACAAAGATCACCGCCGGATGCTTGATAATGACGTGTTGCCGATCATCGGGAAGATGACACCGGAGAAGGTCAAGAGGATCCACGTACAAACCTGCCTGAAGCGTTGCCTTGATAGAAATGCCCCCGTAGCGCACAACCATACCTTGAACGTGATTCGAAAAATGTTCAATTGGGCCATTGAACAGGGCCTCATTGAGAATAATCCGGCTTACCTGATCAAGGCCAAGGCTACGAGTGAAAAAAGCCGTGTGCTGACGGATAAGGAGATTCAAAGCATTCTGAAGGATCGGTCAACGGATTCCGCAAAGATTCTGATCTTGATCTTGTTGACGGGTGCGCGGCCAGGTGAATGCCAGGGCATGAGGTATGAAGACATTGACGGGGATTCCTGGATCTGCAAACAGATTAAAGGCGGCAAGAGTTCGGAGAAAAGAACCTATCTGGTGCCTGCTGCCCTTGAGCTGATCGGGTCGGGAACGGGGTTAGTGTTTCCGGCCCAGCAGACTCAAAACGGCATCGCTCGATTTGTAAAACGGAAATATCACTTGAAGGGTGCCGACAACTGGACCCCGCACGATATCCGCAGAACGGTTTCAACCCGTTTGATCAAGATGGGGTTTTCAAATGAGCATGTTTCTGCCCTGCTGGGGCATTCATTCGGAAAATTGAGCAGGACCTACATGGTTTACGATTACGAGAAGGAGAAAAAGGCTATGCTGCTGGCCTGGGAAAAGGAATTGAACAAGATCAGAAAGAAAAAGTTCCCCTCGCCGGGTGGCAGGGTTTCAGATATATCTAAAACCTGACAAAAGGGTGAACCGCTACAATCTGTCAAGGGGCCGTGTCCTCGCTTCGCTGCGGGCCGCACCTACCCCTTGACAGCTCTCCGCCTATATCATGAAGATTCATTTCGGAATTCCTCAAAACTGAAATCTCCGCCATGTGACATAAGGTCTATCAATTGTTCATTTTGCCTTGCAATCTTTTCTACTGCAATTGCAGTGCGTCGAGTTGACCTATGGATAAAGAAAATCATAAAAGGTATCAAAAAAGACAAAACAGCCAGAAACAGAATAAAAAGTCCAAATGCTGTGCCTGCGAACCCACTCAAGATTGCCATAATTTCATTTGACGAAACCCCAGACATACCGCCTCCTCAATAGATTGTAAAAAAGGTTAAAAGTCGATCTGTCCGAACTCGATCCCGAGGGCAGCAGCCACTTTGCGCAAGGTTTCTTTCCTGGGTTTTCTGTCCGGGCCTTCCATACGGGCTAAGCTGGGCTGAGATATTTTCATTCTTGTGGCTAGTTCTTCTTGAGTCAGGCCGAGATATTCACGCCATGCTCTGATAACACTTTCGCCCCTGACTTCTGCCCTGACAACTTCATGCGGGATTTCCAGGCCATCATCGGCACTGCTATCGATAAGCGCCAGGTATTCGTCATAGGGAACGACAACAAAGGCGGGTTGGCCGTTTTGTGCCTTTATGATCTGATGTTTAATATGTGCGTTCATCACGTTTCAAAACCTCCTCGATGTGTACGATCTTGACACATTGGTCATGGTCAAAAAAAACTCGGTAGCGCCCTACCCTCAACCGGTATTGATAGTGATGATTCTGCAACGTCTTGACCTGTTTGCTTTTGGAAAAATCCGGTAATTCAGCTTCGACACTATCCACGATTGCAAGCCGATAGACCTGGGGGATTTTCTTAAGCTGCTTCAGAGCTTTCTTTTTCCAGAAGATTTTATTCATTGTCATAATATAGCCTATTATAGCTTATTGTCAACATGGATGACATAATAAAACATGTTGGATGTCAGCCAAAGAGTCTTTGCAGATCGAGCGTTATTTGCGTTAGACAGACGACATAGCCCATGATGGCACCAAGGGTGATCAGCAGAAGCTTATCAAACATATTGCACCTCGTTTCTAAACGAATTTGACTCTGAGAAAGACAGTCAGTTCCACCTGCCGGTCATCGTTAGAGGTTGACCGAAACAGGCGACCGAGCAGCGGGATTTTTGAGAAGAAGGGAACCTTTGACACGGTGTCGGAGGTATCGGAGGAGACCAGGCCGCCGAGCTGGATCACCTGCCCCGGTTTGACCTGGACATTGGTGGTAATGGACCGGGTATTGGTGATGATGTCCGAGGCGAAGGTTTCCGTGGTGACGTTGCTTGATTCCTGGGAGACGGCCAATTGAATGAGATCGGGGCCAATGACTTTCGGGGTGATACTGAGAATTGTGCCGATGTCCTTGCGTTCAATGGTCTGGTAAGGTTCGCCGTCTGAATCGGTGGTGGAACCGGTGACAAAGGGGACGTTTTGACCGACGCTGATCCGGCCTGATCCCCCATCGACGACGAGGATTTTCGGGGTACTGAGCAGTTTTGAATGATCATTGGTTTCGATAGCCCGCACCAGGCCGGCGAAGGAATCGGCCTTGATGAAGGAGGCAACCAGGCCGGCCGGCAAGGATGCGAGGTCAACCAGGTCGGAGGAATTGAAGGCAGAGAAAGCGCCATTGGAATACTTGCCGACTTCCAGGGCGAGGCCTTTATCAACGACTTTTGATTTCTGGTACTCAAAAATGATCGCTTCAACAATCAGGGTGTTTTTTTCCTGGTCCATGTCGTTAAGCAGGGAGCCGACGACCTGGTGAATGTCTTTGGAGGCCAGGACCAGCAGGTTATTGCCGACTACGGTTTTAACGGCTGACTTGGTGCGATCATCGGACAGATTCGTTACCAGGAAAGAGACCTGATCGAGACAATCGGTACTCAGGACATGCCCCAGGTGATACAGGCGGGCGTCAATGGTCGGGATTGGTGGTTCTCCGTCCCGCTCTTCTTGTTCCCGGCGGGTGACCACAGAAACGGAATTGCCGTCATGGATGCAGTCATAATCATAGGCATCCATGACCATATCAAAGAAGTCGAGCACCTGATCGGGGGCAAGGTCGCGGGTGTAGAAGCTGATATTGCCCTCAACACCACGGCCAAGGATGATATTGGCATCCGTCTGTTCGGAGACCCATTCGGCAAAGTCGGAGAGCGGCCCCTTGATGATCTGGAAGTTCAACGCATAGGCATTGACCGAGAGCAGGAGAACAAGACAGCTAGCGGCGATAAATTTCATGATGAACACCATTCTTAGTGACGACAATCTGATTGTTGTTAACGAAAGCGACCTTACAGCCCTGGGCAATCAAGGAATCGGTTGAATAGACCGGCGATTCCTCATCTTTAACCAGGTGCATAATGGGCAACTTGCCGGGCAGGCGGACCACGCCTTGAATGACATAGCCCTGCAGGAAGTCCAGGGCGGTTTCATCGACAACCGGCGCAGCCTGGACCTGGTTGACGGCGGGTTGCTGATCGGCGGGAGCCGAGGCAATGACAATTGAGCCAATCAGCGGCACGATCAGCAGGCCAAGCAGGAAACAGAACAGCCGGGACCATTTCCGGGCGACGATTTTTGTTAAGCGCATGCGTGACCTCCAGCAACGCGGCATCTTGTATTTGCCGTGGGTGTAAAACGGGGGAAGATAGGAAAAAGCCCCGTGTTGATAGCGATCGGTGAATTTTTGAAAGGTGTTATAGCCCCTCTTCACTTCGTTGGGTCGCACCAGCCAAGTATCCACTTTGGGCGCGGTGGCCGAGGTGCCATAGAGAACCACGCCGAGGTGAATCCGGGGCAGTTTGATCGGCAAGATTGAGCCGATCAGGGGAATCGGCAGCCGGTCGGTTCTGCGGCAATAAACGACATGTTCGGCGAAACCGTCCCTGACCTGCTTATCCATCATGCTGATATCCTGAATTTCATAGATGATGTCCCAACCGAGTTTCCGGGAATGGATCAGCCAGTCAAGCACGGGCTGGCGGTCTTTATCGGCAAAGCCGCGCGCGTTGAACCAGGAACCCAATTCGTCGAGAACCAACAGGCCGTTCTTGGATTCATCAAAATCGGGCTGTTCATCATGGGCGATATAGTCGTAGTACAGGTGCTTGCCGTCGGCATCGGTGACCGAAATGCAGTCATAACGAACGGTGGGATTACCGGCACCGATACAGCGCAGGTCGTGCAGCTTGGGCTTGTCGGGAATGCGGATCACCCGGCATTCTTTGGAGTACGGCCCAATCAGACGATGCAGGAACAGGTCATGATTGGTGGCTATGACATTGCGTTTATGCAGGTAATCGCGGATCTGACCAACGGAGATAATGCCTTTGCCCGCCCCTTTTTTTCCGGTGACAACGAATTCAGCCATGGCGTTAGGTCAAAGAGGTGGTCTGAATCCAGCGGTAATTCCAGACAAAGACCCAGCGGGCCGTCCTGGTGGTAGCGATCGCGGAAATGCAGAACTCGACATTATCCGGCATCACCAGCGCCAAAGCGGCTTCATAATTCGGGGGAAGATACGAGAGCAGCGAATGAATCAGCGCATAACCCGCTGCATAATAAGCCGCAGATAAAGCCAGAATGGAGGCAGATGCAGCAAGGTAGGTGGCGGTTTTTTTGGTGAAATACTTCGCAAACCATTTGACCAGTTCACCAAGCAAAGCACCAAGGATCGAGGCCAACCAGGGAATAGCAGCAGCAACAACAAGCATTGTTTAATTCTCCCCTACCGGAGCGGTAAAGCTGTAATAGACCATAACCGCCGTGAAGCAATAGAAAACCCATGTGAGAATCGGTTTTAGATATTTTTCGAAGTTATCGCACTCAATGACAAAGGTTCGAGACTGACCGAGGAATTCATAAGGGAACACAAGGTCAGTGCAGGTTTTTGCCCCTGGAACAAATTTGCCGATTTCGGAGTTGATCGATTCATTGAATGGAAGATCACCAAAACCGGGGTGTTCCATGCCTTTCATGTAGTCATGCAATTCGGCTTGAGAATCCTCGATAGCGGTCTCGACAGTGGAGTTAAATTTTTCAATCGGTGCATTCGAATCAGGATCTTCGATGGTTAAAGCATCTTTGATTTCGTCAAGGGTTTCGTTGCTTTTATCAATCCGTTCGGTGACCGGTCCCAGATCCAATGACACATTCATGGCCGTTGGTCTTGTGGGGGACCCGGTGCCGGAGGCATTGGAACTTGCCGCTGTTGAGGTATTCGAAGTCGAGGATAGCAAGGTCCCGTCGACCGCATATACGTTAGTTATCGCGGTGGTCGTGGTCCGGCCATCGGCCCCTGTC